TGGACAGGGGTCCATACTCTACCGGCGAACCTCTCAACATTGGCTACGGTGCTGATGACCAGATGTCCCCGCTAGACGCTGCTGCGTTGATCACAAGCCCCGTTCCTGTGGTCGGAGATGTTACGGGTCTGGCCGCTGACGTTGACATGTACATGCGAGACCCTGAGTCCAGAAACATACCAAACTATATTCTAAGTGCTGCCGGTGTTGTGCCATTTGTGCCTGCCGCGTCTCAGATCCGTAAGGGTATCAAGGCATACCACGGCACACCGCAAAGTTTTGATCGGTTCAGCACTGAGTATATCGATACTGGCGAAGGCGCACAGCAGTATGGCCGTGGATTGTATTTTGCTGAGAACGAAAAGGTGGCGAAAGAGTATCGAGACCAGTTAACACCTCGAGACCTAGACTACGAAGATTGGTTGATGGGCAAGTACAAAGATGCGGAGAGCAATCAGGACTACGCTCGCATGGAAATGTATGAGAGAGCGATGTTAAACGAAACACCGCAAGATTTTAAAGACTTAGCAGCGGACGTTGATTACGACGAAGATTACAGAGGGTTGGCTGCTGAGGTCGGAGAAGAGATTGAGGAATACGGCCCAGATCTTGGCAGCATGTACGAGGTCAACATCGACGTAGAACCTGACGAACTGCTCGATTGGTATCAGCCCATTAGCCAACAGAGCAAAAAAGTAAGAGACGCTGTATACGCGAACAGAGATGCTGTCGATCAAAAGATCGTTGATGATTATTTTGACGGTGATCGTAACAACATCGTTAACGATGAGATGACCGGCATGAGATACATGTCAAACATGGATCAAATCAACGCGGGTACAATTGATGGCACAGAATACGAGTTAGCTGAAAAAGGCGTAAAAGGCATCCGATACGCTGACGCATTCACCCGGCACAAGTCTCCAGACAAGCAGTCAATGAACTACGTCATATTTGATGACAGACTAATCAGCATCGCCAAGAAATACGGCGTAGCAATACCAGTGGCCGCTGCTATGCTGGCTAGGGCAACCGGCGAGGACACCTCGAAAAGCTTCCAAGAGGAAACGTAATGGCTTCAATGCGCGAACTGTCAGAGCAGATTGTCAATCAGACACTGACAAACAAGGCCGCTGAAAACTACCGAATGACACCGTATGGTGCTATTGCGCGTCCATCAGAGATTGTAGAGGACGAAGACTCTATATTCAGAAAACCTCTAGAAACAGAAGGAAGATTTAACATACTTCCGTTAAGGGATATGCCTAACGGTGAGCGCGAGTTCGCGCTGCCACTGCCACTCGCAGAGTTGGCGAATGCCTTTACCGCTCCCGGCAGAGCTTTGACTCAGCCTGACTTTGATGTAGAGCAAGAGGCGCTCGACGCAGGACTAGCATTAATGGGAGGATCCTCACTAGGCACTGCTCCTGTCGGTGCTTTGGCTATGGGCGCGCCAAGAATACAAAAGCCTAGAGGCATTGAAAGGCCCGGCGCTGTTCCAGAGATGGATGCGAGAAAGTTCATGCAGCCTAAAATGGAAGAGATGACCATTGACGCACAACGGGTAGAGTTCGATAAGCCAACAATCAGTTTAGCTGATTACGAGGGGCGTGACGCTCTAGTCACAATGACAGACAGAACGCCAGCAGGTGACATAATTTATGGGGCTAGGGGCGTTGAGTTTAATGAACCGTTACCTTTGCAGGGTGGTGAGAACTACATGTTCAATAACCCCGGCGAGGTTTGGTCTATGGATGCCGGTGGCGCATCTACTGTACTGAATCGCGGTGATGACATGATTGTTCTGCCTATGAGAATGGCAACCACATCGGTCGATTTTCCTACAATGGCTCCTGCTGCTCATATGCGATTCGCACAGAACAGCATGACTAAGAAAGATAAAAAGTATGTCGAACGTTTGATCAAAAATGGTGGTTCAGGTCAACTGCCAAGCGGCAATGATCAGGTTCCGATACCCGACTTCCCCGGCATCGATGCACCAGATATGGATCAATACTTAGCGGGACTAAAAGGTCCGCAAAGAAAAACGATCAACAACATATTTAACATGGTCGCAAATCCAAGTCCAAGTCAGAAAAAAGCTGGCATCAAAAAGATTGATGAGGCACTGACTAACACTGAAATGCGTATGATTATTACGGCCCCTGAGCAACGAGACATATCTAGCTTAATGCAGCTAGAGAATGTGGGGGTAATGTCAGGAGGTAAGTCTAGAGGTCCGCACATGACATACAACACTTCCCTGACCGGAGAAGGTCTTGGTAAGTTGGACCGGCCATTAACGGCGCAAGACATGCTGCCGCAACTATTTCCTAGATCTAGACCAGATTACATTGACTCGAAAGATGCATATACCGCTAGACTTGGACAGAGGACTGTTCCGATAGATGAAAAGCTTCTGCGTCGATTAGGGTACTGATAACAACATTTTGTACGATTTTGGACACCCTGCTGGCTTTCATGCCTTGAACAAGGTCGTAGTAGTCTTTGGTGTCGTAACGAATGTACGACTGAGAGCATAATGTTAGCCATTCGTCTGCTACTGCATTTTGTTTAGGTGTTAATTCCATCAATACCTCCAAAAGTGGTAATTATCTAATAAAACGGTGATAATTGATACACGGCAACCGCCCAGCCGATCAATTGGGTGAGTTTATAGGGATCAGAAACATGAATGAGGCAGAAGAGGGTATCGACTTTGAGGAAGAGGAAACACTTGAGGAGGAGCAACTTGAGCTTGAGGAAGTCACTGAAGACGAAGATGTCGATGGTGATCCAAGCGGGGTTGAAGAACCTGAAGAGGAATCCGAAGACATAGTTGTATCCATAGGGGAGGAACCGCCACCTCCAGAACCAGAACCCGCACCTGAATGGGTCCGCGAGTTAAGAAAGTCACACAGGGAGTTACAGAAAAGAAATCGTGAACTAGAGGCACAGGTCCACCAGACTACTGAGACCAATCCAGTTGTCACACTAGGGGCCAAACCAAGTCTTGAGCAACACGATTACGACACCGATAAATATGAAGCGTCACTGGCTGATTGGTACGAGCGGAAACGCTCAGTAGACGATCAACAGGCACAGGCGAGGCAGGCTGAACAACAGCAGGCTGATGCTTGGCAACAACAGCTACAGGGCTATGCTGATGCAAAGTCTAAGCTGAAGGTGCGAGACTACGACGATGCTGAAGAAGTTGCGCAGCAAACGTTCAATGTGGTTCAGCAAGGCGTAATGATTCAAGGTGCTGAAGACCCTGCGTTGGTGATCTATGCTCTGGGTAAAAACCCGAAAAAGGCTAAGGAACTGGCACAGATAGATGATCCCGTAAAGTTTGCCTTTGCGGTTGCAAAATTGGAGAGTCAATTGAAGATTTCAAATCGTAAGGCAGCAACACGGCCCGAAAGTAAAGTTTCGGCAACGGCCCCAATTAAGGGTGCTGTGGACTCAACCCTAGAACGACTGCGAGAAGAAGCCTCGAAATCAGGTAACATGGATAAGGTCATGGCCTACAAACGAGCGCAGAAACAAGCGGCTAAATAAATTTAAAGGAGCCAATCATGGCTAATAGCTTTTCCAAAGAAGAACGCGTAGCGTTCGAGAACATCCTAGAGGGTTTTCAAGACGCTCTAGTTTTATCAAAGAATGTCGGTATTTACACTACTGATCAGGTAATGATGGAACGTACTAACGACACCATCTGGCGACCAATGCCTTACATCGGCACTTCAATCAATGCCGCTCCCGGCACTGATATTAGCGCGTTGTACAGCGACTACGTCCAGTTGGCAGTTCCCTCTAGCATCTCATACAGCAAGGCTGTGCCGTTCACTTTGAACGCGCTCGAATTGCGTGATGCGTTGCAGGAAGACCGATTAGGTGCAGCCGCTAAGAACAAGCTTGCCTCAGACATCAACGTTGCGATCATGGACGTTGCTGCCGCTCAAGGCACTCTGGTTGTTAAGCGTACTGCCGCTGCTACTGGTTATGATGACGTTGCCCAGTGTGACGCGATCATGAACGAGCAGGGTGTTCCCGACTACGACCGTCACCTAGCACTGTCTAGCCGTGACTACAACGGTATGGCGAATGACCTCTCCAAAGCCTCACGATCTTTCGGCAACGAAAAGTCTGATTCAGCTTACGAGCGTTCAAGAGTTGGCATGGTTGCAGGTTTCGACACACTGAAGCTTGACTACGCTAACCGTCTTACTGCTGCTGCTGGCGGTGGTTCTCTGACCATTGACACTCGAGACGCTGCAACGAACTACCTAGTTCCTGCTGCTACTCAGGCTGTTACTGGCGGTACTACTAACGTTGACAACCGAACCCAGAGCGTAACTATCTCTAGCACTACTGGTGTAGCGGCTGGCGATGCGTTTACAATCGCGGGTGTTGAAGCTTGTCATCACATCACTAAGCAGTCTACTGGACAGCTCAAGACTTTCCGCGTTATTTCGGTAACGAACGGTACGACTATGGTTATCTCTCCGGGGATTATTTCAAACCAAGTCGCGTCTGATGCTGCTGCTCAGTACCAGAACTGCATCGTGACTGGCGCTGCTGCTGCGGCGATCACCTTCCTGAACACGGTTACAACATCTGTTAACCCGTTCTGGCAGCGTGATTCACTGGAGCTATTGCCC